ATGGCGCTGACCGACGCAGCGGTGCGGAAAGCGGAGCCGAGGGACAAGCCGTACAAGATGGCCGACTCAGGCGGCCTCTACCTGTACGTGGCTCCTACCGGGCTGAAATCCTGGCGCATGAAGTTCAAGGTCAGCGGCTCCGAGAAGCTGCTGACCTTTGGCACCTACCCGGGCGTGAAGTTGACCGAGGCGCGCGACAAGCGCGATGACGCCCGCAAGCAGCTGCGCGACGGCTCGGACCCGTCGGGCGTGCGCCGGAAAGCCGAGGAGGCGAGGGAAGCTGAGCGCGCGGCGGCGGCACAGCTCCTGACCTTCGAACAGGCGGCGCGGCGCTGGTGGGAGCTACAGCGGGGCCGCTGGGCGCCGGTCCACGCCGCGGACGTGATTGCCAGCCTTGAGCGCGACGTGTTTCCGACGCTCGGCAAGCGCGCGCTGGTGTCGATCAAGGCACCGGACGTGCTGACGACGCTCCGCCTGGTCGAGGATCGCGGGTCGATCGAGACGGCAAAGCGCCTGCGCCAGCGGATCGCGGCCGTTTACGACATGCACAAGAGCGAGGGCGTCACCGAGACGAACCCGGCGGCGGGCATCGGCAAGGCGCTCAAGCCACTGCCGACGAAGGGCCGGCAGCCGGCGCTCACCGACCCGGACGAGGCGCGGCAGGTGCTGATCGCGGCCGAGGCGTCCGGCGCATCACCGATTACGAAGCTGGCCTCGCGCTTCCTCGCGCTGACGCAGAGCCGGCCGGGGATGGTCCGCGGGGTCACCTGGGACGAGATCGAGCGCATAGACTGGACAGGGGAGCGCTACGGCCCCGACCTGCCGGTCTGGCGCGTGCCGGCGGCTCGCATGAAGCTGGTGATGGACCTGAAGGGCGAGGAGACGTTCGAGCACGTCATTCCGCTCTGCTGGCAGGCAGTGGACGTGCTACGCACGATGCACCGGCTCACCGGCCGCAACCGGCTGATCTTCCCGGGCCAGCGCCACAGCCACCGCCCGCTCAGCGAGAACGCGATCGGCTACCTCTATAATCGCGTGGGGTATCACGGCCGGCACGTACCCCACGGCTGGCGCTCGTCCTTCTCGACGACGATGAACGGGCTGGCGGTGCGGCAGAAGCGCCTCGGCGACGAGGCGGTGATCGAGCTGATGCTGGCGCACGTGCCCGAGAACAAGGTCAAGGCGGCCTATGACCGCTCGGGCCATATGGAGCGCCGGCGCGAGCTGTCGCAGGAGTGGGCGGATCTCCTGCTCAAGGACATGGCACCGGCCGCCACGCTCATGTCAGGTCGGAGGCGATAGGCCATTGCCAAGCGGCGGCGGCCCGCCAAGGTTCGCCGCTCGTTTGGAGGGGTACGAATGGCGCGGAAGTGGGTGGTGGCGGCGATCGCGATGGTCGCACTGTTCATCGGGGCATACTTCGGGTCGCCCTACTGGGCGGCGCGCCAGCTGTACGCTGCGGCAGGTAGCGGCGACGTCGATCGCATTGAGGCCGCTGTCGACTTCCCGGCGGTGCGTGAGAGCCTGAAGGGCCAGCTCACTGTCGCGCTGACCGAGAAGTTCGACGAGGACCAGAGCGACGATCCGTTCAAGGGCATCGGCACGCTCCTGATGCCGACGATCGTGCAGCGCGCGGTCGACGCCTTCGTCACGCCGGACGGGATCGCCGCGATCGTGAAGCGGGGTCAGCTTGAGAAGAGCCAGGACAAGGGGCCGAAGCCCGACCTCTCCTACGACTATGAGTGGCGCAGCTTGGACCGGTTCGGCATCACGATCCACGCCAAGGACGTGCCGGCCGCGCGCGCGCCCATGATTGTGCTGGAGCGGCGCGGCCTGTTCACGTGGAAGATGATCCGCCTCCAGGTGCCGAAGGACATGATCAAGAACGGCTGACCGGCGGCATGGACTAGGATCGCCGCGCATGTAAGCTATGCCAAGCGCACGATATTGACAAACTGTGCGCCCAAGCGCCATATGATGCATAAGGAGAGTGTATAATGGCGTTTCGAGCAGATGAAGCGGCGGCCGAACGGCTCGCCCGGACAAAGAGCTTTCTGATCCCGCGCGCGTTCCCGGCGGCGCTGCGCGCCCGCGCAGAAGAGGTGTTCGACGAGGTCGTCGAGCAATGCGGCCCCGCGGTTGATGGCTATCCGAGCTGGCACCCACTGGTCAGCGGGCATCACGGCAGGCATCCGCACACGACTCCTGGCCGCCATCAAGGTTATGTCGGGCTAGATCATACGCGCTATTTCGCGCACGGGTTCGTGACCTGCCCCTATGGCGATGGTCAGACTGTGATCGACTCGGTACAAGAGCTGGCGCGCAAGTTGGACGTGCCAGCTTCCATTTACGCTGAGGCGCTCGATTGCAAGTTCTACAATGAGGGCACGACGCCGATCCTCGTTCGCTGCGACTGGACCTACGATCTTGAGGGCAACCACACGATCCCGAAGCGTGTTGCTGTCCCGATGATGATGGAAAACGAGCTGCCGAATTGGCGTCGGGCCGAGGTTGCCGAGACGTGGGAGACGATGCGTCCCTATTTCCTCGGCTCCCCGCATGGCAGCCGTTCGTCGCTGTTCGTCACCCAGGACACCGCCATGGCGATGAAGAAAGCCTACGCGGCCATGACCGACTCCGGCATGTTCGGCCCGCCGTACGACCGCGATTAGGTCAGCCGCGATAGTCCTTCCCTGCGGCAATTAGGGCGCGGTGCACTTCCGATCCGTGCCAAGACGGTGGGATATATGTGCCCGGGATGGAGCGACACAGCTGCACCATCTGGTGCACCTGGGCGAGATAGCCGTCCAGGCGCTCCATCTTCAGCCCCGTGAGGGTCTTGGATCCGCGAATATCGGTCGACTTGAGCACGTCGACTGGGGTGTCTGATACCCACCAGCGGTCAGGGTCGTCACCGACGTCGCGAGCGCTCTCGTTGAGTTCGCGTCCCTCGCCGGTGTCATATCCGCGATGAGCCGGCCAAGGCACGACGGGAATGTCGGCGCTGCGAAAGCCGATCGCCATGCGGTTCAAGACCATGGCGGCAGCGGCCTCGGGCGCAAGCTCGAGCCTTTTGCGCTGCCCCGTCTCCTTGTCGACCCCATACATATCGAAGTGCTGAAGGCACTTCGGCACGTTGATATCGGACGTGAACCACGCCAGCGCTGGGAAGTCGCGCATGGGACGCCGCATGGCGGTGGAGGTCATGATCTCGCCGAACGCGGGATGCATGGCGCCCTTCGATCGACCCTCCAGGTCGATGACACCGCTCATCCAGATCAGGTTGGTCCGCAAGATGCTGGTGTGGTGCCACACCATGCCGTTCATCTCAGCGAGTCGACGCTTAGCTTCGCCCATCGTCCTGTCCTTTACGCCGCTTCAGCCCGCCAGCCCATCGGGTTCGCCACCCATGCGTCGATATCGGTCTGATACCATGCGACCAGGCCGTCGCTGATCGGCACCGACGTCGGGAAGGTGCCGGCGGCGATCCTGCGGTAGATTGTGGTGCGCGACAGCGCGGTGCGCGCCCGGACCTCGGCCAGGCGCAGCAGACTATCGCGGCTGCGGTCGACGGTGATCATTCTCGTTTCCCTCTGATGGCCTCTGATATCCGGCCGATGGACGTGTGGAAGCGGTCGGCGAGCTCGCGCACGCCCAGGTGAGGGTTGCTGACGAACGCCTCGCGCACCGCCACCTTCTGGTGCTCGGTGAGGCGCGGCCAGCGAGCCCGCACCCGGCGCAGTGGCGACCTGCGGCGGGTCTCGTCGGCCAACTGGTGCAGCTCTGGAATGCCGTGCTCGTCCGCCAGCTCGTGCATGCGGTCGCGGATCTCGGGGATCCTCATGGCTGATGTCTCCCGACTCGCGCGACCTCACGCGTGATGATGAAGGTCTCGCCGGGATTAGCCTCGACCAGATGGAGGGCCGCGGCTTCAGCGTCAGCGAAGCGGCGGTGTGCAATGCCGCGCCGTCGGCCGTCCTTCTGGACGCGGTATGGGCCGGCTGCGGCGAGCACGTCGAAGTCGCCGCGGCTCATGCTGCCGCCTCCGACATCGCGACGAGCAGCCCGCCAAGGCGAAGAAGTGTCATGAAGGCGTCGTGGTCAGGCAGGCACTGTTCGTGAGCCGCGAGAAACGCAGCCAGATCCTCTGCCTGCTCGCGCCACGTCTCAGCCGCGCGTGGCCGCAAAGTCAGCTCATGGGCTTGCCCGGCGAAGAGGCCCATAAAATCCGCCGCAGTCGCACGCTGGATGGTCATGCCTGCGGCCTTCGATCATCGAGATGGATGACGTTGTCATCGGCGAGGTCCTCGCCTTCGTTGCGCTCCCACAACCAATCCTCACAGCCGCGGTTAGAGCGGGTCTCGGGCTGAAGCGACACCGGGACGCCGGCGATCGCCAGCACCACCGGCGCGCGGAAGGTGCAAGTGCCGAGCTCGCGATCGGAACCTTCGGGGCGGCGCCATCCGGTAGTGACGGCCGGCAGATCGCGCCGCCAGTATGCGCAGGTAGCGCATTTCACATCCGTGGGGATCATAGCTGGTTCTCCGCACGCTCAAGGAGCAGGCGAAGGGCGATCTCCAGATCATACTTCTCGCCGACGTTCGGGCGGCTAGCCTTGAAAATGGCGCGCGCGTCGATCGCGCTCTCGCGCTGTGCAGCGACGCCGAGGGCGAGGAATGCCTCGACCCTGGCGCGCGCATCGTCGTCGAGTGCGAAGCAGAGCGCAGTGAGCAACTCGCGCTCGGGCGACGGCCCCAATTTGATCAGGGTCGCAGCCGTTCGCATCGCTTCCCGGATCGTCGGGTAAACATACTCGACTTCCAGCTTCGGCAGTCCTGCCTTGGCCGCGCGAGCAGCCTGGTTGCGGTTCTGCTTCACCTTCCGCTTGGCTGCGGTGGGTAGTGAGATGACGACGCCGGTCACTTGCATTCTCCAGCAGGCATCGATTGATGCGGCACGCTCATTGCGTCCGCGATCGCCGGGCACACTGCCGCGATCTGCCGGCAGAGCCGGGTGATGAAGACTGGCTCATAATTGTGCGTCGACGACGTGCTGAGAAGCAGCGGCGGCTCGCCGCGCTTCGGCTCAAACTCGCGGACCAGGATGGGGTAGAGCTGCAGCACCACATCGTCCGCGTTCGCGGGGGTGAGGGCCTGAAGATGCTCATACAGGACACCGGCGCGGTCCGTGAGCTGGTCCATGATCTCGTCGGGGCACGGGCACGAATAGTGCACTGCCACCTCGGCCAGCTTCCAATCCTGAAAGGCCGCAGCCACGGCAGGCGAGGCGCTCACGCGACCTCTCCAGCCGCGAGCCGGCGAATGTCCGCAACGAGTGGCACGATCAGCGAGGGATCGTCGAGATCGCGACCGGACTCCGTCGTCAGGTCGATCTTCAGCACCACATCGGCGAGCGTTTCGGCCGGCTCCGCCATCGCGCGGTCCCACAGCGCGAAGTCGCGGTCGCACAGCTGATCATATCGCCGGTTGATGGCGACGATGTTAAGCCGGGCGAGAGCGGCGTGCTCATAGTCCTTCCGGCGGCGCTGCTGCTCGGCGATGATGGCGTCGCGCTCGTCAGCGAGATCGGCGAGCTCGACGTGCGCCGCATGCCACTCCGGGTCCTCCTCGCACATGTCGGCCCACTCAGGCCAATCACGCACGCGCCGCCCCATCTCGCAGGAGAAGCCGTCAGTGCTGAAGGTGCGACGCTCGCCGTTGATGTTGACGAAGGACTTCGTGGTTGTCCGGTGCGGCGGCTCCGGTTCGGCGACGTAGGCGGCGTGAGCAGCCTTGAGCGCCGCGTGCGCGGGCGCGCCGACCTCGCGCCAATAAGCCGCGGCGATCAGCTCGGCGCGCTTCTGGAGCGCGATCAGCCGGCGGAGGCGGGTGCTCCCGGCCGCCGCGGCGGTGGCGCCGTGAGCGGGCGCGGCGCACTGCGCGACGCCGGCGACGGCAAGAAGACCGGCGCCGCCGATCAGGGCGCGGCGAGTGGTGGAGCGAGTCATGCCTGGTTCTCGTGATGAGGGGCGCCGGCGCTGAGAGAGCGCAAAGCGCGGAGCGCCTCGATCGCGGGCGCCGAGGCGGCCATCAGGTTCGCCGCGGACTCCGCGAGGCTACCGACAGGGGCGGGGAAATGCGGAGCGCTCGAGGGCGAGTTCGTCTGTTCGCGCGAACGGGTCGCGCGCTGTGCTTCGGCGGCCATGAGCCAACCTCCCTGCTAAGTGTGGCGCAGGTGGATCGGCGGAGGCTGGCCCGTATCGCTGGTGGCCAAACGCGTCTTTCCAACCCTGCTCATCAGGGTCGGCTGGCCTCACGGCTGCACTCACCTGACAGAAGGGTTAATACAAAATGTATCAGATCGCGTCAATACGCTTTGTATCGACTAGGGGGATCCCATGCGGAAAACGATACGTCCGATGAATTCGGCCTCGGCAAGGCTGCTTCCGAAAACTGCGCTTTGGCCTGGCTCTCCCGGAAGGAGGAGGACCTGCCCCATCTCATCCGCTTGAGCCCAGGTCACTAAGGGGCCTGCATTGTCGCGCATAAGCCAAAGTTCCGGTGTAGCGCCTACAGCTCCTGTGGAGCTATCAACGATCAGAACGTCGCCTCGCTTGATCGACGAGCGAGGGAAGCGCTTACGAACGCGAAAGGCAAACACGTAGCCGCCGTAGATTGCTTCGGCGTCGACCTCGAGGTCGCTCGCTTGAAGGAAGTGCATGGGTGGTTGGCCATCGACGCCTTGGATCCACCTGGCCGCCTCGTCGTTGATCGACAGTTCCGGCACCATGATGTGGCCGGTTAATCGATGGATATCGTCGATGGCCGTTCGTAACGCGTCGTCCTCGCCTACCTCGTGTGCATACTCCGCTACATGAAACTTGGCATACGGCACGCGATCGTTGCTCACCACTTCGTCAAGGGCGAGTAGCCAGCTCGGCGCGACCGAGAATGAGCGACCATAAAGGGTCGCCTGCACCGCGCTAAACGGGCGGGTGCCGTTCTCGTGGTGGCGATATGCGCCTTCGCTCCAGTCAAAGTGCCGGGCTGCGGCTGATGCGCTTTTGAAGCCAGCAGCCTTGCGTGCAGCGCGAAGGCGGGATGCGGGAGAGGAGGGAGGTTCGTCGTTCACGCCTCCCTTATAGCGATCAGCGATACAGATGGTATCGTCAAAGATCGATACGGTCGGTATCGTTCTGGGATGCTCATTGACCCGTTCGCCATCTTTGACTCTGCCGAGGATCTTGGCCGGGAAATCAACGTCCGCGGTGTAACGGTGCGGCAGTGGCGTAATCGTGGCGGTCGCATTCCGCCGCGATATTGGCTTGTTATCCAAGAAGCCGCTCGCCGGCGTGGGCATGATCTGCCGCTCGAAAGCTTCCTGCCGGTCCTCTCGGCGTGAGTTTCGTGCAGCAGAGAGCCGAGCGCGACGCAGCCTTCCGGCGTGCGGTCGACGAGGCGAAACAGCGGCACAACATCAGCGACGTGGTGCGACGCCGCACGAAGGTGACGCGTGTCGGGCGCGAGTACCGCGCGCTCTGCCTGTTCCACACCGAGAAGAGTCCGTCGATGCAGTTGAACGATGCCAAAGGCACGTTCCACTGCTTCGGCTGCGGCGCCGCGGGCGATATCGTCTCGCTGGTGATGCACGCCGAGGGGATCGGTTTCGTGGACGCCATTAAGTGGCTCGGCGGGGCAGGGCTGCCGGCAGTCGACCCGGCTGAGCGTGTTAAGGCAGCGCAGGAGGAGGCGGCTGAGCGCGAGGCAGCGATCCAGCGTGCCCGCGGTGTGTGGGAGGCGGCAGTTCTCACGGACGGCACGCCGGCCGCGGCGTACGCGCGCTCACGGGGCATCACCATGCCCCTGCCGCCATCGTTCCGCTTCGGACTGACGCCAGCATGGTACGACGATGAGACCGGGGAGTGCGGCCCGAACCTGCCGGCGCTGCTCGCCGCGGTTGCCATCGAGGGGCAGCCTCACCCGATCGGGCTCCAGCGTATCTTCATCAAGCCGGACGGGTCGGGCAAGGCCGATATGCGCGCACCCAAGCGCTCGCTTGGGCGGATAAAGGGGGGCGCGGTGCGGATCACCGGGCGCAACAGCAACGCCCCTCACGAGGTAATCATCACCGAGGGGCCGGAAGACGCCTTGTCCTTGGCGCAGGAGCTTCCCGGCCGCGAGGTCTGGGCCACCCTCGGCACGGCTCTGATGATCGAGGCTGAGTATCCGGCGAGGATCACGACCATTGTCATCGCGGGGCAGAATGATGCGCCAGGCCGCGCGGCGGTCGCGAAGGCCGGAGCGGGCCTGCGCGGACGTGGATACGATGTTCGCGCGATGTGGCCCGGCGACGGCTTCAAGGACTGGAACGACCAGCTGCGCGGGGTGCAAGCGTGAGCTCCGCGGCGATCCAGGCACAATACGAGGACGCCCGTCCGTTCTGCCCGTCTCCCGCGGAGGGTGAGGACCGACCAGGCTGGCGAGCGCCTGATATGTCGATCCTCACGGGTGGCCGCACGACGCCGCCCACGATGCCGACGGACATATTCGGATCGCTGTGGCCGCTGATCAGTGACCTTGCAGCGGGTGCGGGCGCGCCGGTCGACTATGTCGCGGTAGGAGTGCTCGGCGCCGCCGCCTCCCTGATCGGGGCCAAACGTCGCGTCCAGCCCTTCGCCACCACACCCAAGTGGCAAGAGCCATGCGTGCTGTGGGTCGCTCCGGTCGGTGATCCGTCGTCGAACAAGTCGCCGGCGATCGACGCCGCCACCGAGCCGCTCAGCCTTCTCGAGCACGAGCTCGCGCAGCAGCATAAGTCGCGCCTGATCAACTATCAAACGGAGCAGGAACGCGCCCGCGCTGAGAAAGCCGAGTGGCAAAGCCTGGTCAAAGCCGCGACGAAAGATGGCGTCTCCACGCCGTCTATGCCGACTGCGGCGCAAGAGCCCGAAGAGCCGCAGAGGCCTCGGCTACACGTGAAAGATGCAACGCCGGAGGCGATGAGCGACATTCTCGCTGGTAATCCGAACGGCACTCTGCACTTGCGTGACGAGTTGGCGGCATGGCTCACCAGCTTCGAGCGCTATTCGCCCGGCGGACGCGAGTTCTGGCTTGAGGCTTACGGCGGTCGCCCGCACGTGGTCGATCGTAAAAGCAACAAGAACGGCCCGCTCTTCATTCCCTTCAACGGCGTCACCGTGCTGGGCGGCATCCAGCCCGAAAAGCTGCGCGACTGCCTGCTGAAGACGGCCGACGACGGTCTCGTGCCCCGCTTCCTGTGGGTATGGCCGGACCCGATCCGGTATCAGCGACCACGCGAGCTCGCCGACGTCAGCCAGCTTGAGCAGATCTACCGGCGGCTGTTGTCCCTCGAAGCTTCCAAGGGAGAGGACGGGCGTATCGAGGCGCGGGTCATCCTGCTCGCGACCGACGCTGCGGACGTGTTCGAGGCGTGGATCCGCGACAACGACGAGGCGGTCCGCGAGGCGTCATCGCTCTACAAGGGCTTCGTCGGCAAGCTGCGCGGCATGGTGCTCCGCCTGGCTCTCGTCGCCGAGCTGTTGAGCTGGGCGGCAACAGGAGACCGCGAACCGACGACGATCACGCTGCGCACGATCGTCGCGGTGCTCGAGTTCGTCGACGATTACGCCAAGCCGAGCGCCATCCGTGTTTTCGGGGATGCTGCACTGCCCGAGGCCGAGCGTAATGCGGCGGCGCTCGGTCGATATATCCTCAAGACCAAGGCTGAGCGGATTAACGCGCGCGATGTGCGCCGTACCAGCGGCATTGCCACCCTCAAGGCCGTGCCAGAGGTAGAGGCTGCGACCGAGGCCCTCACGGAAGCAGGGTGGCTTCGGCCGGCGCCTCACAGGAACGGCGAAGCCATCGGTCGCCCGTCCAAGGACTTCCTCGTCAACCCTGCCGTTCACGAGGCGTCCCGTGAGTAGCTGGAGGGACGTCGCTGCGGCGGCGGCCGAACAGCGTCAGCAGCTCGCGCCTCCCGAGCCGGAAACATACGGCCTGGCTCCCGACCTCATCCGTAGCCTTCGTGAGCTCGACCAGTCGCCGCCGCCGCGGCGTTTGGAGGATGCGCGCCAATGGCGCCCGGTCGTGCGCGACGCTCTCCGCATTGTCCGAGAAGGCTGGGCGGCGCGCGCCCTGACGCTCGGATGGTCGCATCACGACCTCTTCGGGATCGGACCGGTTGATGACTGGGAGTTCTCCGGTTTGGCCGTATGGCTGAACGGGCGTCCACTGCTGAGCCTCGATGACGCGACAGCATCCGCTGGCGGCGAGAGCCGGTTCGGGTCGATCTTCATCCGCGGCGGCATGGGGCATGGGACGCATCCTACCGTCACGCCGGTGCTGCTGTGGGAGTTTGCCCGATGAGCGCGCCTTTTGGCAGTTTTGGCACTTCTGGCAGCGGGCCTCGGTCGCAGTCTGAGCCGTCAGCCCCCCTCACGCGGCGTAGGCTAGAAAAGACATCTATCTATCTATTCCGGCAGGGCAGGCCTGAGAGCGACGGTGCCGCTGCCGAAACTGCCAAAAGCGCCAAAACCCCTCCCAAATCGAAAGCCTGCAACATGAAGGACGCTGAAGGAGCGCACTGGTGCATTCTGCGCACTGCCGGCCCCAGCACGACTAAGCTGGCGGCGTCGCTGTCGGCAGCCGGCATCGGGGCATGGACGCCGGCGCTGGTGACGAAGCGTCGCCTGCCGCGTCGCAAGGCGACGATCGAGCGGACCGCGCCGATCATGCCGACGTTCGTGTTCGTGCCGGCTGATCGGCTGCCGGACCTGATGGCGATCCTCGCTCGCCCGTCGAACCCGCATCCGCAGTTCTCGATCTTTCCCAACGCCTGCCGCACTGGCCCGGCGCGGATCGGCGCGAGCCAGATGGCGAGCCTGCGCGAGGTCGAGGAGCAGGCTGCCGAGGCGTACCGCCGCGAGAAGGAGCGGCAGCGCAACAAGGCGCTGCGCGCGTCGGCTCAGGCCATCCCGCTCGGCACCCAGGTGCGCGTGCCGCAGACCGCGTTCGCCGGGCTGATGGGCGTGGTCGAGGGACACGAGGGCCGCAACATGCGGGTCAACATGGGCGGCGGTTTCATCGTGAAGATAGAGGCTTGGCTGCTGAAGGCGGATCAGGTAGAGGTGGGCTCGCTCTGATGGGCGCCGCCGAGAACCGGCCCGCGGCACGTAGGACTGGAGGTCACCCGACCCGCCGCCACCGTGCCCCCAACGCAGGTCGCCCGATGAGGCGCCGGGCGAGCACAAGCGAAGCTATGACCGGCGATGCCGAGTAAGCCGCCCAGCCTGAGGCCGCGCAAGGTCTCCGCCTCCCGCAAGCTGTCCAACTGGACGACCACCCGCGCGAGCAGACAGGCTCGTGGCTACGGCCGCGAGCACGAGCTGATGCGGGCTCAGGTGCTGAGGGAAGAGCCGCTCTGCCGCATCTGCACCGCCGAGCACCGCATCTCGGCCACCGAGATAGCCGACCACATCGTGCCGAAGGCTGAGGGTGGAAGCGACGAACGCGACAATTATCAAGGCCTCTGCCGTCCCTGCCACAAAGCGAAGACCGCGCACGAAAGTGCGCGGGCGAGACGCAGGTCGTGATCGCAAGTGGTTGAGGGGGTGGGGGCGGGTCGAAACTCAGGGGCAAATCCGCGTAGGACCGTAACCCGGGGTCTTTTTTCACGCGCCCGAATTAAACTTTCCGGCCGAATTAAATTTTGAGGCGGCGATGAAGCCCGGACCCAAGCGGAAAACTCCCACGGAGAAGGCGGCGACTGGCACGCTTCGGCCATTCCGCGACGCTGGTGTGACCGAGATCGTCGTGCCGGGCAACCCGCCGATCGCGCCGGAGTATCTCACGCCCGAAGCGATCATCGTCTGGCAGGAAACACTGGGCCGGGTCATGTCGGCTGGAGTGACCGAGCTCGATAGCGCGCTGCTCGCGCGCTACTGCTCGCTTGAGGCTCTGGTGCGCAAGGCGTTCGCCGCCGGCAACGAGCCTCCGCCCGCCGCCTACCTGACGGTGCTCCGCCAACACGAAGAGCTGCTCCGCATCGCCGGACCCAAGAGCCGCGTCGGTGGCGGGAGTGCTGCGGATGGCGCGAAGTCGAGCAACCCCTTCGCCCGCAACGGTCGCGCCGGCCGGTAGGGATTACGCCGCGATCGCGCTGGCCTATGCCAAGGCGGCGGCGGCGGACAAGAAGCAGCGGAAGCACTGCAAGTGGGTCCGCCTGGCAGCGCAGCGCCACCTCGACGACCTGAAGCGTCAGCGGTCCGTGGCGTGGGGCTATCGCTTCGACCCTTGGCACGCGAACGATATCTGCGACTTCGCCGAGAAGCTGCCGCACGTCGAGGGCGTGTGGGAGACCCCGACCATCACGCTCGAGCCGTTCCAGATCTTCATCCTCGCGATGGTGTTCGGCTGGCGGCGGCGCGACACTGGCGGGCGCCGCTTCACCTCGGTCTACGAGGAGGTCGCCCGCAAGAACGCGAAGTCGACCAAGACCGCGATCGTCTCGCTCTACTGCCTCGCTTGCGAGGACGAGCCGGGGCCGCAGGTGCTGACCGCGGCGACGACGTTCGACCAGGCGAAGAAGGTCTTCCACCCGGCGAAGCGGATGGTCGAGAAGACGCCCGCCCTACAGGAGGCGTTCGCGCTGATCCCGTGGGCGAAGTCGATCACCTGCGGCGACAACGGCGGCTACCTCCAGCCGATGCACTCCAAGGCGAAGAGCCAGGACGGTCACAACCCGCACCTGGTCACGATGGACGAGCTGCACGCTCACTCCGATCGCGGCCTCTTCGACGTGATGAATTCGGCGTTCGGCGCCCGGCGCAACCCGCTGATGTGGATCATCACGACGGCCGGCTTCAACCTTCACGGGGTCTGCTACGAGCAGCGCACGCTGGCGACCAAGGTGCTCGAGCGCACGGTCGTCGCCGAGCATATCTTCGCGATCATCTTCACGCTCGATCGCGCCGAGGATTACGGCGACGATCGCAAGCTGGGTGATGATCCCTACGACGCGTCCAAGTGGATCAAGGCCAACCCGCTGATCGAAGCATCCCGGCCGCTGCGCGACGAGGTCGCGAAGCGCGCGGTGGAGGCACAGGCCAGCCCGGCGGCCGAGGGCGAGTTCAAGACCAAGCACCTCAATCAGTGGCTCGGCGCCGCCTCGGCCTGGCTCAACGTGACCCAGTGGGCGCTGTGCGCGGATGCGTCGCTCACCCTCGACGACTTCGTCGGTCTCGACTGCTATCTCGGCGGTGACCTCTCCAACGTCGATGACCTCTCGGCGCTGGTGCTGGCCGCCGAGGACAGCACCGGCCGGCTGCTCGTCAAGCCGTGGTTCTACGTGCCCGCAGCGCGGCTGGAGAACCAGAACACGTCGCTAAAGCAGATCACCGACCTATACCGCGGCTGGGTCGCTGAGGGCGCGCTGACCGCCACGCCCGGCGACTTCATCGATCACAACACGATCGAGGCGCAGATACGCGAGCTGAAGTCGCGGCTGGCGATCAGGCGGGCCACCTTCGACCAATGGAACAGCGCGCTCGCAATGGCGTCGCGGCTCAACCAGGACTTCGGCGACGGCGGCGAGGCCTTCGCGGTGCAGCTGGCGAAGAACGCCAACAACATCACCGACCCTGCCAAGGAGCTCGAGGCGCGGGTCAAGTCTGGGCCTGCTCGGCTGCGGCATGACGCGAACCCGGTGCTGACCTGGATGGTCGGCAACGCGGTGGTCGAGCGCCGCGTCAACGGGAGCATCCTTCCGAAGAAGGAAACCCCCAACTCGCCCCAGAAGATCGACGGAGTAGATGCTGTGCTCAACGCTACTGCCCCGATGATCGTGCCCGTGGCCGACGACAACCTCGACGACGTCATCGCCGGGCTGAAGGCGCACGTGAAGGCTGGCTTCTGATGGCCGGCGGCTGGGTGGGCTCCGTCCTAAGCTGGGCGGGTATCGGCAATCAGAGCGGCAAGCTCTCGGGCGCGCCCGAGGATCAGCCGACCGACAAGGCGATCAAGTACGGGTCGGCGATCGACAGCGTCGGTCAGGTGGTCAATCAGAAGACCACGCTCGGCCTCTCGACCGCTTGGGCGTGCATCGGGCTGAAGTCCGAGCTGGTCGCCTCAATGGGGTGTGGGGTCTACAGCAAGAGCTCGACCGGTGGCCGCAAGTCGGAGTCGGGCCACTGGCTCTACGACCTGCTTCACGAGGAGCCGAACGCGGATCAGACCCCGTTCGAGTTCTGGGCGGGCCAAGTCGCCGCCATGGATCTGTGGGGCAATGCCTTCGCCGAGAAGGAGACGCTCGGCAGCCGAGTGACCGCACTGACGCCGCTTCCGCCGCAGCTGGTGACCGTCACTCGCGACCGCAACAACCAGCGGGTCTATCTGTTCTCGGACCGCGGCAAGGAAGAGCGGCTGCCGGCCGAGAAGGTCTTCCACCTGCGCGGCATCACGCTCGGTGGTGACGTGGGCCTTTCCGCGATCGAGTACGGCCGGCGCACGCTGGGCGGCGCGATGGCGGCGAACAAGGTGGCCGGCGACACGTTCCGCGGCGGCCTTCAGCTCGCCGGCTTCATCGAAACAGCATCGCAGAAGCTGTCGCCCGAGCAACGCGCTGACCTGCTCGAGATCTTCGACGCCTGGGTCGGGCAGGCGATGCGCGGGCGCGTCGTCCCGCTCGAGAAGGACTTCAAGTTCCAGCCGCTCAAGATGAGCCCGGTCGACGTGCAGCTGCTCGAGTCCCGCGGCTGGGACGTCGAAGAGATCTGCCGGTGGTTCGGCATGCTGCCGATCCTGATCGGCCACGCGGCCAAGGGGCAGACGATGTGGGGCAGCGGCATCGAGCAGCTGCTGCTCGGCTGGCAGACGCTCCGCCTCAACCCGCTGCTGCGACGGATCGAGCAGGCCGCGAAGCAGCAGCTGCTACCGCGCGCGGAGCGGAAGCTGGTCTATCCCGAGTTCAACCGCGAGGCGGTGATGGCGACGGACAGCGCCGGCCGTGCCGCGCTCTACTCGGCCTTCGGTCAGAACGGCGTGATGGACCGCAACGAGATGCGGTCGCGCGAGAACCTCGATCATCGCGAGGGCGGCCAGTACCTGACGGTGCAGTCCAACCTCGTCCGCCTCGACCAGCTCGGCACGGATGGCGCCGCCTCGTCCGAGCAGCAGCTGCGCTCGGCGCTGCTCGGCATGCTGGGCGTCCAGGGCGGCGACATCGAGGCGCTGATCGCCAGCAAGGTGCAGAGCATGATGGGCCACAACGGCGGTCCGAGCTTGGAGGCATGACAATGAACATGGGTCGCGTCTTCGGGCGCAAGCACACGGGCGCGCTCAAGGTGCGCGACTTCGATTTCGAGGTGAAGGCGGTCGGCGATGACGGCACCTTCAGCGGCTACGGCTCCGTCTGGGACGTGGTCGACAGCTATCAAGAGATCGTCGCCCGCGGTGCCTTCACCGAGAGCCTCGCCGAGATCCAGGCAAAGGGGCGGCCTGTGCCGATCCTGTGGCAGCACCGGTCCGGCGAGCCGATCGGCGCCTGGTCCAACCTGAAGGAGGACGAGCGCGGGCTATACGGCGACGGCGAGTTGCTGATCGGTGACGTGGCGCAGGCGCGCGAGGCGCACGCGCTGGCGAAGCGTCGCATCGTGACCGGCCTGTCGATCGGCTACTGGGTGCGCGAGTCCAGCTTCGACGAGAAGACCGGGATCCGCACCCTGACGAAGCTCGACCTGGTCGAGATCAGTCTCGTGACCTTCCCCGCCAACGATGACGCTCGCGTCGAGGCGGTCAAGTTCAAGCTCGCGCACGGCGAATTGCCGACCGAGCGCGAGTTCGAGAAGTACCTGCGGGAGGTAGGCTTCTCCAAGACGCGGGCCGCTGGCGTCGTCGCTCACGGCCTGACGGAAATGCGGCGGAGGGAGTCCGACTGCGACACGACGACGAACCCGGCTCTCAAGAGCCTCTCGGACACCCTGAGCGGCTTCAAGCTCTAAGCCGCCCGCAAGAGGAAACCCACATGAACATGATGACCTCCGCCGCGGCGCTCGCCGCCGGCTCGACCCGTCTCGTCGCCGCTCAGCCGCGCGAGTTCGGCCGCAAGGACGGCGCCGCCGACGCGCCGTCGCTCGATCAGCTCCAGCGCAATCTCGACAGCGCCCTCACCGAGGTGAAGGGCTTCGCGCAGGAGTTCCGCGCGAAGAGCGCCGAGGGCACCAAGGTCAGCGATGAGGCCAAGGAGAAGGCCGACAAGGCGCTGGTCGACCTAGAGGCGATCCGCGGCGACATGAAGGAGCTCTCGCAGAAGCTGGCGCAGGGTCGGCGCGGCGGCGAGGACGACCCCGAGATCAAGAGCCTCGGCCACGAGGTCGCCAACCACGCGGACGTAAAGTCCTACGCCGAGGGCGGCTGCAAGGGCACGATCGGCTTCACCGTCAAGGCGGTGACCAGCGCGACGGGCTCGGCCGGTGGTCTGATCCGGCCCGAGCGCCAGGCCGAGATCGTCGGCATCCCGCGCCAACAGCTGCGCGTGCGTGATCTGCTGACGCCCGGCCAGACCGAGAGCAACTCGATCGAGTATGCGTATCAGACGGTGCGCACCAACAACGCCGCCGCGGTGGCCGAGGGCGCGCAGAAGCCCGAGTCCAACTATGGCTGGGACGTGGCGAATGCCCCGGTTCGCACGATCGCGCACTGGGTGCCCGCGTCGCGCCAGGCTATGGACGACGTGCCGCAGCTCGAGAGCCTGATCGACGGCGAGCTGCGCTACGGACTCGACGACGCCGAAGACGCGCAGCTGCTGCTCGGCGATGGCACCGGCCAGAACATCCTGGGCCTCTACACCCAGGCGCCGGCCTATGCGCAGCCGAGCGGCGTGAGCATCTCGGGCGAGACCCGGATCGATCGCCTGCGTCTGGCGATCCTCATGGTCGAGCTCGCCGACTATGCGCCCGACGGCATGGTGCTGCACCCGACGCAGTGGACGAACATCGAGCTGACCAAGGACAGCGCGGGCGGTTACGTCTTCGCGAACCCGCAGGGGCTGGCGTCCAACACCCTCTGGGGTCGCCCGGTCGTCTCGACCAAGCGGATCGGCACCGGCAACTTCCTGGTCGGCGCATTCAAGACCGCCGCCCAGATCTTCGACCGCATGGACACCGAGGTGCGCATCTCGGACCAGGATCGCGACAACTTCATCAAGAACATGCTCACGATCCGCGCTGAGAAGCGCCTGGCGCTCGTCGTCCGCCGCCTCACCGCGCTGGCGAAGGGCAACTTCACCGGCCTCTGAGGCTCGGACTCAAGGGGAGGGCGGCTCTCGCCGCCCTCCTTTCTCAACCGCCGCGCCCGGCGACGGTTCAGAAAGGAGACGACCCATGAAAAACGCATACGTGACCAGCGATCATCACGGCGACAACGGCACCGTTCGCGAGGGCATGATCCTGGGCGACATGACCCAGAAGCGCTTCGACGAGCTGGAGAAGCTCGGCCTGGTGCGCGAGGCAACCGCGGCAGAGGTCGAGAAGGGCTATGAGCCCAAGATCGATAACGATCCGACCAAGGCCGAGGGCCAGAAGCAGGCCGAGGCGCCTGCCAACAAGAAGGCGGCCACCCCCGCCAACAAGGCCGCCTGACCATGGCGCGCGGGCAGCGCCTTCGGGCGTTCGCATGCTCGCCGACCTTCGGCGCCGTCCCGGCCATCACCGGGACGGCGAAGGTCGGCTCTGTGCTAACCGCCTCGGACGGCGCTCCGCGCGCCGGTTCGGTGGCTCGCCAGTGGAAGCGCGGCGGTGTCGCGATCGCGGGCGCAACCGCATCGACCTACACGCCCGTGTCAGCTGACATCGGTGCCGCGATCACGGTCACCATCACCCTGACGAGCACCCTGCGGGCCAGCAACACGAAGGCAGCCACGTCGGCGCCCACGGCGGCGGTGGTCGCCTGAGCGTGCGCGTCGTCGTCGTCACGCCGCCTGAGCCGGTCGTCTCACTCAAAGAGGCGAAGGATCATCTGCGCGTTCGGCACAGCGCCGAGGACGCACTGATCACCGGCATGGTGGCGGCGGCGACGCAGCTGCTGGACGGTCCCGCTGGTGACTTCGGCCGCGCGCTTGGCGTGCAGACCCTGGAGGCGCGGTTCGGCCTGCCGCCGCACGGCGCTCCGCTGCGGCTGCCCTATCCTCCCCTCATCGAGGTGCTGTCGATCAGCTACCTCGACCACAACAACCAGGTCGTCGCGGCTGACCTCGCCGACTTCATCGTCGATGGCAGTGAGCTGACGCCCGAGGGTTCTTCCTTCGTTTGGGAGGGGGGATCGCTGCGCAGCGATGCAGTTCGGATCCGCTACCGCGCCGGCTACCCCGACGACACGAGCGGCGACGAGCCGAAATCGACGCTGCCGGCCGCGGTGCGCGCCGCAATCCTGCTGATGGTCGGCGACCTCTACCGCAATCGCGACACGGTCACCCCCGTGCAGGCGATCTCCATCCCCATGTCGACGACCGTCGATCGGCTGATCGAGCCGCTTCGGGTCTACGCCCGATGATCGGCCTCGACCGCGGCGCAATGGACCGCCTGTTGCGCATCGAGAAGCCGGTCAAGAAGAGCGGCTTCACCGGCGCCGGCAAGGGCACGTGGCAGGAGGTCGCGACCGTGTGGGCGAGCGTGCAGGACGCGCTGCCGAGCCGCGGCGAGCGCCTGGCAGAAGGGCTGAATGTCGCCACTCGGCCTGCTCGCGTCCGGATGGACTGGAGCGACGCCATCACCTCCGCCATGCGGCTCGTCGACGTCACCGACGGCATAGACGGCCGCGTCATGCAGATCATCACCGCGCCAGCACGGCTCGGCCGCGACGGGCTTGAGGTGATGGTCGAGGATTACAGTGAAGCCGGGAACGCGGCCTGACGATGACCATCACGGTCCGCGGGCTCGATGACGTCCACCGGTACATTCAGAACGCGCCTGAACGGATCAAGCGCGTGCTTCAGGGCGCCGGGCGTGCGGGCGGCAAGGTGGTGGCCGAGGAGGCGAAGGACCGCGCCTGGTCCGAGGACATCCGCAAGGACGTGATCGTAAAGGTCGAGGTGACCGACGATCGCATCCGCGTCGTGGTGGACGTTAAGCCCGGCTGGGGCCGCTCCCTGGCCATCTGGGCCGAGTATGGCACGGTCGGGCACTACATCAGCGTCGATCGCGAGCAGAGCGGCGGGCGCACCACGCGTCGCGTGAACAAGCTGGCGAAGGGCGGCGTGCTGGTGATCAACGGCAAGCCGGTCGGCAAGACCGTCTGGCACAAGGGCGCCCGGCAAGAGCCATTCATGCGGCCCGCGCTCGATCTCCGCCGCGCCGACGCCATCCGAGCCGCGCAAGCCTACATCGATCAGCAGGTGCGAAACGGCGCGATCGCTGGCGGTCCGATCGACGAGGTGGACTGATGACCAGCGCGGAGATCATCGGCGCGCTTCTCTACGCGCACGAGCCGCTGACGGCGGTGGTGCCGGTCGATCGGATCAAAGGCGGACGACTGCCCGACGAGACGGCGATGCCGTGGCTGCTCGTCCGCGAGATCAGCATCATCGACCGCTATCCGCTGAAGAGCCCGGGCTGGTACCGCTCGACTGCGCGCGTGTCGGTGATGGTCCGCGCCGCCTCCTTCGACGACCAGATCGCCGTGATGAAGCTGGTGCGGAGCATTCCGCGCGGCGCGATCGGCACGGTCGGCGATGCCACCAGCGTGGTCGTCCACACCTTCGGCGGCGGCCCCGACGTGATCGGCCCGGGCGACAGCTTTGAGAAGACGCAGGATTTCAGGGTCGCATTCGACACCCTGGACTGACCTCCCGCTCGGCCCCGCGCGCCCTGCGGCTCACCCCAGGAGACAGAGCATGAGCAAGAAGCACTATGCGACGCGTGATTTCCGCGACGCTGGCACCGAGCGGCACTTTGCCGCGGGCGAGCATGTCGACGTGAGCGCGTCCGTGCTGACCAACTATCGCGCCGCCGGCTTGGTGAGCACCGATGGGCCGCAGGACGCAGAGCCGGCCGCCGACGCGGCGCCGGCCGAGCCGGCCGCCCAGGCGAAGCCGAAGCGCGCGCGCCGCTCGACCAAGGCCACGAGCTGAACCGCTTTCCCCGCATTCGCGGTGAATGACCGCCGGCAGTGCCGGCTCGCCCAACAGGAGAAACACCATGGTTGCTACGACCGCGGCGGGCACGGCGCTCGCCATTTCCGCCGGCACGCCCGCCGCACAGACCGCCGCGGCGTTCGCGGCGCTGACCTTCACCGAGATCGGCGGCATCGACAAGATCGGCACGATCGGCCCGACCTTCGGCAAGGTGGAGTTCCAGCCGCTGAAGGGGCCGAAGGACAAGCTGAAGGGCTCGCCCGATTACGGCACGCTCCAGCCCTCGGCCGCCTATGACGAGAGCGATGCGGGTCAGACCCTGCTGCGGACTGCCGCGGAGGACGAGACCAACAAGCTCTACGCGTTCAAGGTCACGTATCCGAACGGGACCATCCGCTTCTGTCAGGGCCGCGTGTTCGCCGCCCCCGAGAGCGTGGACGGCGCCGAGTCGGTGCTGATGACGAACGCCGACATCGGCATCTGCACGAAGCCCATCAAGGGCTGATCCCAACCCCATTCCGGCACCCAGCCGGATCATAGGCATCGGCCCGCCCTGCGCTTTCGCGGGACGGGGCGGGTCGGTGCATCCCGCGAAGGAAGACCAAGACATGAAGATCGCAACGCTCGCCGTCGCCACCACGGCATTCCTCCACCTCAAGGGGCCGGACGGCACCCCGCTCTACGATGGCGGCGAGGCGGTCGGCATCGACCTCTATGGCCCCGGGTCGGCCGAGCACGGCCAGATCGAAGAGCGCCAGTCCGCCCGCGTGGTGAAGCGCATGGCGGAGAACGAGAACAGGATCGCGCACGTGCCGCTGGCGCAGCGCCGCATCGAGGCGGCGGAGGATCTGACGTCGTTGACGGCCGGCTTCCGCTACATCGAGCACGAGACCCCCGACGGCACGCCGCTGAGCGGCCCGGCGCTCTACAGCGCAGTCTATTCGGATCCGAAGCTCGGCTGGATCAAGGAACAGGTCATCAAGTTCGTGGGTGACTGGGGAAAGTTCACGCCCGGCTCGCAGACGAGCTGACGCTGTGGGTGCGGCAGATGGCGTGGCTCAACGCCACGCCTAAGCCGCCCCCCGGATCGAGGCGTGACGACGCCAACCGGCAGGCTCAGCGCCTCTCGCGCATTGATCAGCTGAAGAAGGACAAGGCGCCGATCCCGATGCCGCCTAATCCGGCGCCGCATATCACCGGCTGGTTGATCGCCATGGGGATCGTCCAGCCGACCGGGATGAGCATCGCGGCCCTCGGGTGGGCGGAGATCGCCGGCTGGCAGCAGTCGATGTGCATCCGCCTCACGCCTTGGGAAGCGAGCCTGCTCCGCAACCTGTCCTCGGCCTACGTGGCCGAAACACGCCGCGCCGAGAGCGAGCTCTGCTCGGCGCCCTGGCAGGTGGCAGTCACGCAACGCGAAATCGACGCTGAGATGGCTCGGCTCGAGCTGGTGCTGGGGGGAGGCGACGACGATGAATGACGGCTCCACCGGCCTCGGCGTCGGCTTCGACATCGACTTCGGCAATAGCTTCGGCGGGCTGAAGACGCTCGACGACATCATCGGCGCTACCGCCGCCAACGCGGTGCGCGAGTTCCAGCGCATCCAGGGTGCCGTGATGAGCGGCACCGACCTCAAGCGTGCCGCGGACGAGTTCCGGGCGCTGGGGCGCGAGACGCGGAGCGCGGCGCAGGATTTCGCCCGCGTCGAGCGCGAGGTCGAGGGGCTGACGCGCGGGCTGGAGCGGCAGAACGCCACCTTCGGCATGTCGCGGCAGGAGATCCAGTCGGCGAAGATCGCCGCCGCGGCGCTGAAAGCCGAGCAGCTCGGCATGACGGAGGCGGTCAGCCGGCTCCGTGCGGAAGAGATCCTGCTGAACGACCAGCGCGCCAAGGCGGCGGCGGCGAGCTCGGCCGAAGCGCAAGCGACGCGCGAGGCCGCCCAAGCCTTCCATCTGTTCGAGGCAGCTGCCCGGCGGGGCGCTGAGGCAATGCGCGAGGCCGCCGCGGCGGAGAAGGCGCTGGAGACCGAGCGCCAGGCGCAGGAGCTGCGGTCTGCGGCGCTGGCGTTCCAGCTGTTCGAGGCTCGTGCCCGCGACGGCGCGCGTGCGATGCGTGAGGCGGAAGCCGCGTCGCGCGCACTGGCGCTGGAGACGACGGCCCAGGAGGCGCGCAGCGCCGCCCTCGGCTTTGCCATGTTCGAGGCGCGTGCTCGCGAGATGGCGCAGGCCGCCCGCGAGGCGGCGGCGGCCGAGGCGACGATCGCGCGCGAGGCGGCTACCGTCCGTGCCGCGCTTGACCCCATGTTCGCCGCGCAGCGCCGGTTCGACGACGAGATGGAGCGGGCCGACCGGCTGTTTGCCGCCGGCGCGCTCAGTCAGCGCGAATATGCCGCCGAGACGACCCGCGCGCGCGAGGCGCTGGCAGCTCACGCTCGCCAGGTCGCCGGCACGGGCGACGTCATCGCCGCCGGCTCCAAGCGCTTCACCCAGGGTGTCGACGACATCGAGAAGTCGGTGCGCCGGCAGGGCTTCGCCGTCCAGCAGCTCGCGATCCAGTCGCCCGACATCGTGCAGGGCCTGCTCACCGGCCAGAAGCCGATGACGGTGCTGATCCAGCAGGGCGGGCAGCTCGTCCAGATCGCCATGATGGCGCAGGGCGGCATCCGCGGGTTCGCCGCAGAGATCGGCATGTTCGCGCTGCGCTTCGCGCCGCTGATCGGACTGCTCGGCGCGGCCACGGCCGGCTTCGCGCTCTTCAATCGCTGGATCAACCAGGGCGTCACAAACGACCAGCTGACGAGCGACCTCGGCAAGATCACCGGCGGTGCCAACGCGACCAAGGCCGAGCTGTTCAAGCTCAAGGACGAGACGATCACCTGGGCTGACACGTCGAAGGCGATGTTCGAGGTTGTCGGCAAGGACGTGGCCTCTGCCTTCGTCGGCGACATGAAGAACATGACGAAGGAGACGAAGCAGACGCTCGACGATCTCGCCTCCTATGCCAAGGCGGCGCTGGCCGGTGTCTACGCGTTGGTCGCAGGGTCAAAGGCTTACCTGGGCGCAATCAGCAGCCGCGAAGGCCTGTGGAAAGCGATGACGGGGGGCGACCCCGAGCTGCTCGACCGGACGTTCGGCGCCGAATACCGGAAGGTCGACGGCTATCTGACGAAGCTGGGCGGCCGGATCCGCAAAGCTGCGGTCGATAATGCTCGCGATCGGCTGGCTGACAAGATCGGCTACAATGCGCCCGCGGCGCCGAAGGTTGATCGGCACGCCGAACAGTTGGCGCGCCAGGCCCAAGCGGAAGAGGCCATGATCGCCGGCCAATATAAGATCGCCGAGGCTTACCGCGTGTCCGGGGCGCAGGCGATTATCGCCGAGGCGCAGGTGAAGGCGGAGACCAGCGCCATCCTGAAGCGCGGCGACGCGGCGGAGTTCGTGGCGCGCCAAATCCGGCTCGCGGTCGCGCAGCGCGTCTCCGACGCGTCGCGCACGGCCGCGGCGATGCGGGATCAGGCCGCGCAGCAGCAGCTGGTGAACGACGACGTGGCGAACGGCGTGATCCCGGCTGAGCGCGCTGCCGAGTTGCTGAAGGATCGTCTCGCGGATCTGCCGCTGCTGAACGCGCTGGAGGCGGCGCGCACGATCCAGGGCAAGGAGGGCACCCGCGCCGTCGAGGAGGCGAACAAGGCGCTCGCCGACGCGCGCCAGGCGCGCGACGATCTCACCGAGTCGGAGCGCCGCGCAGCTCTCCTGGCTGCTCAGAACGGCGCTGACGACCGACTGGCGCAGCTTCAGGAAGAGATCCGGCTGATCGGCGCCACCGACGTCGCGCGCGCTCGCTCCATGGCGATCCTCAGCGCAACGCAGGAGGCGGCGCGCAAGCAGTGGACCGGTCCGGGCGCCGCGCAATACATCGAGGAGCAGGCCAAGATCGCCGAGGGCGAGGTCCAGCGTCAGGTGCTTGTCGACGCGCTCAATGGCAGTCTGACCCACCAGGCCGACTTGTACGACGCCATCGCCACCAACGTCACAAACGCCGCTCGCGGCATGGCAGACGCGTTCGGAAGCGTAGGTCGTGCGATCGGCGACACCGCCGCCATCTTCTCGCAGTTTCGCGCCGACCAGCAGCGCCTGACCGACGTCTATCGCCAGCAGATCCGGCTCTACAGCCAGCTGCCCGCCAGCGAGTCGAGGACGGCCGCGCTGCGGCGCGCCAACGCGCAGTACGAGGTCCGGACCGCGACCGCCCAGATCGGCTTGTTCGGCGACATGACCGCCGCCGCGAAGGGTTTCTTCGACGAGAAGAGCCGCGGCTATGCGGCGCTTCAGGCGGCCGAGAAGGTCTACCGAGCCTTCGAGTTCGCCATGTCGGTGCGCGCGATGGTGCAGGACGTCAGCGAGACCATCTCGTCGGTGGCGAACAGCGGGGCGCGCGCGGCAGCACAGGCCACGGAGGGGGTCGCGACCCAGTCGAAACTGCCATTCCCGTTCAATCTGGCGGCAATGGCGGCGACCGCCGCGGCGCTGGTCGCCGCAGGCGTGACGATTGCCTCTGGCAGTGGGCGTGGCGGCAGCGCGCCGGTGACAAATACGGGCACCGGGACCGTGCTAGGCGATCCCACGGCTAAGTCGGAGAGCCTGAAGCGCTCAATCGACAACCTGGCGGGCATCGAGTCGGCGACCAGCATTTACACGCGCGAGATGCTGGCCACCTTGCGGTCGATCGAGGGCGCGATCGGCGGTGTCGCGGCTCAGATCGTGCGCGCGGGCGACGTGAACGCGTCGGCCGGCATCACCGAGGGCTTTCAGAAGAACCTAATCGGCTCCGTCCTTAGCAAAATTCCACTGATCGGCGGCATTCTTGGCGGATTGTTCGGCAGCAAGACCGAAGTGGTCGGCAGCGGCCTTTTCGCCAACGGTCAGACGCTGGATAGCATCCTCAACCGCGGCTTCGACGCTTCGTATTACAGCGACATCAAGAAGACTAGCTCGTTCCTTGGCATCAAGACCGGATCGAAGACCTCGACGCAGTATACTGGCGCAAGCGCGGAGCTGGAGGGGCAATTCACCCTCATCTTGCGGCAGTTCAACGACGCGATCGCCTCTGCGGCCGGGCCGCTGGGGCAGTCGACCGACGAAATCCAGCGCCGGCTCAACGGCTTCGTCGTGAACCTCGGCAAAGTCGACCTGAAGGGCCTCACGGGCGAACAGATCGAGGAAAAGCTGAACGCGATCTTCGGCGCGGCGGCTGACAATATGGCCGCGGCGGCGTTCCCGGGCCTTGCGCGCTTCCAGCGGGCAGGTGAGGGCGCCTTCGAGACGCTCACTCGGGTCGCATCGACCGTCGAGGCGGTCACCATGGCGCTCGACCTGCTCGGCGGCGCCAGCCGCAACCTGGGGATCGACGTCAAGGTCGCGCTGGCCGACCAATTCGACAGCGTCAGCGACTTCACGAGCGCCGTCGAGGCATATGCCGACGCCTACTACACGGCGGAGGAGAAACAGGCGGCGCAGGCGGCGCAGATGAACCGCGTGTTCGCCAGCTTGGGTCTGACGGTGCCCGGATCGCTCGCCGCGTTCCGCCAGCTCGTCGAGGCGCAGGATTTGACCACCGCGGCGGGTCGATCGACCTATGCCGCGCTGCTGAACCTCGCGCCTGCCTTCGCCGACCTTCAGAAGGCCATGGAGGGCGCCAAGAGCGCAGCCGACGTGCTCGCCGAGCGACAGGATCTTGAGCGGCAGCTGCTCGAGCTCAACGGCAATACCGCCGCACTTCGCGCGCTCGATCTCGCCAAGCTCGACGCCAGCAATCGCGCGCTCCAGCAGCAGATCTGGGCCATTCAGGACGCGCAGGAGGCCGCCAGGGCGGCGAACGAGCTGCGCGAGGCGTGGAAGTCGGTCGGCGAGGGCATTCAGGACGAGATCAAGCGCATCCGCGGCCTGACCCAAGCGGACACCGCTGGCGGCTTCGCGGCGATCATGAGCAGCTTCAACGTCGCGACTGCCGCGGCGCGTGGTGGCGATCAGGAGGCGGCCAAGTCGCTGCCTGGCCTGTCGCAGGCGCTGCTTTCGGCCGCCGCCAACGCCGCAACGAGCCGGCAGGAGCTGGAGCGGGTCCAGGCACAGACGGCGGCCTCGCTCGAGGCCACCTATGCGGCGATCAGCCTCTTCGCGACCGGCGCTGGTGGTCCTGGCACCAAGGCGGCCGATCAGCTCAGCGCCGGCTCGACTGCGAGCCAGGCCGCGGCTGCGTCGCAGGCGTCGGAAGAGACGATGGCCGAGGTCTTCGACCGCCTGCTCGACGAGGTGATGGGCATGCGGGGTGAGAACGCCAACGTGCTCGCCGAGGTCGCCGGTGGCGTGCGCAAGATCGGTCGCACTCTCGACGATGTCACCGCTCAGAGCGGTGGCGACGCGATCAGCACCGTGGCGGCTGCCGCATGAAGGTTGTCACCGACAGCAACGAGACGATCGACCTCGGCGTGACCGAGACGTCGGCGACGATCAGCATCACCGATTACAGCCGGCGGGTGACGGACGACTTCGGCGTCACCACCGTTGTGCCGCGCAAGTTCGCGCGCCGGCTGTCAATTCGGATGCGGCTTGAGACCAGCGCCGTTGACGCGGTGCATCGGCGGCTGGCGGGCCTGCGCGCGGTGCCGGCCAACTGGATCGCCGGCGAGAGCCTCGCGTGGCTGGCGGTGCGCGGCTTCTTCAAGGACTTCGAGATCGACGTCGCCGACGCGCGCAGCAGCTTCTGCACGCTGTCGGTCGAGGGGCTGGCGGAGAGCGAGACGGTCGCCGACAACGGGATCGAGCCCGCGCCGGCCGGGTCGACGTCCAGCCTTCGCCTGCTCCAGCCTGTGGCCGTCACCGGCAGCACCTTGGTGTCGAGCAACGTGCCGGAGAACGACTATCCGGCGTGGTCGAGCGCGAACACCTACGGCAAGGGTGCGCGCGTCATCCTGGCGTCCACGCATCGGGTCTATGAGAGCGCCGACGCGGGCAATGTTGGCAACGACCCGTCGGGCGCTTCCGGCCGGTGGATCGACATTGGGCCTACCAACCGATGGGCCATGTTCGACGAGGCGCTTGGCACTTCCACTATCGCCAGCGGGTCGGTGTCGGTGGTGCTCAACGGCTCAGCGACCACCGCGATCGCGCTGGTGGACGTCACCGGCGCCTCGGTGCGGGTCCAGGCGTCGGGCTATGACCGCACCCAAGCGGCCGGCGCGGGCGCCATCGTCTTCGCCGACCTACCGAGCGTCACGGGCCAGATCACCGTGACGACGACCGGCAGCGGCGCGGTTGCGGTCGGCACGCTGCTGATCGGTCGCGTCGTCGGGCTCGGCATCACCGAGGCTTCGCCCACCGCAGGGATCACCGATTACAGCCGGAAGGTCGTGGACGACTTCGGTGAGGTCAGCGTGGTGCAGCGCGCCTGGGCCAAGCGCATGTCGGCGCGCGCGCTGCTGCGCACCGAGGCGGTCGACCAGGTGGCGAATTGGATCGCGTCGGTGCGCGCGCGGCCCTGCCTCTGGATCGCCGATAGCGCGCTCGACGCGGTCACGATCTACGGCTTTTTCAAGGACTTCTCGATCGAAGTTGGCGAGCGCGTCAGCAAGCTTTCGCTGTCGGTCGAGGGGCTGAGCAAGGCGGCGCCTGCCGCGGCTACAGGCCCAGGCGGCAGCACCGGGCTGACCCCGCGCGGGAATTACGACTCGAGCGTGGTCTACAGCGAAGGCGATGTCGTCCTGTATCAAGGCTCGAGCTGGTACTTCATCGCCGAGACGCCGAGCAGCGGCCACGCCCCGCCAGCCGCTCCGGCGACCGAGGACGCCTATTGGCGCATCCTGGCGCGCGCGGGCACCGGCGAGCCTGGCAAGGATGGCGCGAGCGCCTTCACGCTCGTGCCGAACACCGGCACCACCTATGTCACCGCCAACTCGGTCGACGGCACCTCGGGCTCACCCGTCTTCGGATCGGACGCAGCATATACCGCGGAGGCTTTCAACGGCGGCGCGGTGCTGTCGTTCTCCTTCCCGCCAGCGCACGGCGATTACATCATCGCTGGCCTGACGCAGGGCAACGGCATCGATCGCGGCAATTCGTCCGACAGCGTGACCTTCGGCTTCTACCGCAACCCGGACAACGGTGAGACCCGCGCGCTCATCAACGGCGCGCAGTATGGCGCCTCGGGGCCGACCGTGACCGGGCGCGGCTCCGCGCGCATCCAGTTCGATGGGCGCTACATTCGCTGGTACGTCAACGGCGCGATGATCGCGCAGCCCTACGATTGGATGGGCTCGACCAGCGATCCTTACGCACCCCAGCATGCCCTTCGCGCCAAGTTCGTCTTGGCGGGGAATACGCCACGGTTCGAGCAGATCTCGCTCGCTGCTGCCGGCGCGGCTGGTGCTGATGGTGCGGACGCTCCGCTGCTCCGCGTGCAGTGGTCGATCGACGGCGTCTCCAACTGGCACGACAATTACATGGGCGCCGACGTTTTCCAGCGGCAGTCCACCGACGGCGGGTTGACCTGGGGGCCAGCGTACCGCGTCATTGGCGAGAGCGGCACGGTCGGCCAGGACGGCAGCTTCACCTCGTTCGTGTTCCGGCGCTCGGCGACGATCCCTGCGGCGCCGGCAGACAACAGCGGCAATCCGCCAGCAGGCTGGACCGACGGCCCGCCCGCCGGGACCGACTTTCTCTGGCAGAGCAAGGCAACGTTCCGCGGCGCAACACAGCTGACCAGCTGGACCACGCCCGCGCGCATCAGCGGCGACGACGGGTTCGGCGTGAAGGTGACGCCGGACAACTTTCAGCAGGCCGTGTTCTCGACCGGGGCCAACAAGCCGTCATGGACGGGCGGTCAGGGCACCATCACGCTCAACAAGGGCGGCCAGATCATCACCAGCGGCGTGACCTATTCGCTCAGCGCTGTGGATGGCGTGGCCAACCTATCGCTGAGCGGCAACGTCTTCACCTTCTCGGGTGCGATCGGTGACAGCGGCACCTTCGTCGCGCGCGCCCATTACAACGGGCAAACCTATGAGGCGCGGGTCACCGTGCAGAAGGTCTATGACGGCGAGCCCGCTTTCAAGGGCTCGGTCGGGTTCGGGTCGGGCGGCGGATCGGCCAGCCTGGTGGTGCCGGCGGGGCGCCAGTGCGTCATCAGCGGGTCGGCTCAATATTCGATCACTGGGAGCGGCCTCGGCAATAATCAGCAGCGCATGTCGGTCTATTGGAGCAACAAGACCGACGGCGGGCCGCTGAACTTCCTCGGCTCGGCTGATGGGACAGTCGCCTACCGCCGGAACGTCGGCACGCCGAGTGACCCGGTGATTGAGGCGCAGGCGGGCACTGTCTCGGCTTCCTTCCCCTTCACGGCGCCGTCGCCGTCGAAGGAGATCACCTACACAATCGTCGTCGAGCCGATCGTCGCGCAGGCTCCCGCGTCGGTGATCGGCAGCGGCGGGCTGGAGGTGCGCTCATGACCCCGATCGTCAGCACCGTCGCGGTCTATCGCAAGGCGACCGGCGAGCTGGTGCATCTCACCACGGCTGACCTGGCGCCAGCCGCGGGCGACCCGCTGCTCGGAAAGCTGACGCTGCCCGCTGGCTACAACGAGCAGACCTGGGTTTGGAACGCGGCGACCAAGGCGTTCGCCGAGGATCCCGCGCGGGTCGAGGCGGTGCTGGTCGCCCAGGTGAAGGACACGGCCGAGTCAAAGAAGATGGGCTTCCTCTCGGCGGGTGGCGCCAAGAAGGCCGAGTATGCGCAGAAGGCGGCGGAGGTCTCCTTCTACGACAGCCTCGGCGGCTCGGTGATCGCCATCCTCGCCGCGGTCGGCGCGCTTACGCCGGCGCAGCGCCGCGCCAAATTCGGCTACGCGCTGGCGGACGCCGCGGCGTTCGGTGACACGACGATCACCAACGCGATCGAGCGTTTTCGCTCAGGCATGGCCGCCTCTGACAAGGTGCCTTCCATCGCCGCGGCCGAGGCCAAGGGCTGCGCCGCCATCAAGGACGCGACCACCGTGGCAGCCAAGCGCACTGCCTACGCCGCGATCGACTGGAATTGGAAGGCCTGACCTCGGGCCAAAGAGAGGATCACAGCTATGCAGACGACCTTCCTGTCGGCGATCGGCCGATGATGTCGCTCGCCCTCATCAACGCGGCTGCGCAGGCGGCCGACGCGGCGAATAGCCTCTCGGCCGCCGTCGTCGAGCAAGTCCCGTCGCCCGCGCCGCCGAGCTTCAACAACAACCCCAGCCTGTTCTTCTGGAACCTGCTGCTGATGACCTCGGGGTTCTTCCTCGGCGTGATGATGGTGGGGCGGCAGGCGGGGCTGGTCTGGCGCCAGCGGCGCTACGATCACCCGCTTGATCCGGTGAGCCTCTATCGCCTCATCACCCTGCTCGCTGGCGGCGCGCTGACGCTCCGCTGCGGCGCCGAGGCACTAAGCCTCTGGGGGTGGAACCCCTCCGATCCGGTGACCACCGCGCGCGCCTTGATGGCCAAGCGGATCATCGACCCTGTGTCCCTCCTTCTCGGGTTGGCGTGGATGAGCATCGTTCTCCTTGGTGAGCCGGGCATCGAGTTCCAGCTGCGCAAGGCGCCGCTGCCCGTCGATATGTGGTCGCGCTGGCCGGTGCTGGCCCGGGCAGTCCTCGTCATCATCCTGTGCTTCGCCGCGGCCCTCGTCGCCGTCATCTTTCGGTGATGCGCGCGGCCGCGGCAGGAGCGGCCGCAGTTACGCTCCCGGTCACCGCAAATCCCGTCACCTGGGATTTCCTCGGCTACCCCTATCACCCCGGCCCCGTGCTGGTGACCGTGCTCGCGGTCGCGATCACGCGCGCGATCGTCTTCCTCCAGACCACCGGGCGCCGTCAGGTCACGCTCGACTTCCTGATCACCGTGCTGTGCGCGCTCGTCTCGGCGCTGTGGACGCAGGCGCATAGCCTCGAGCTGCTCCAGGCGGGACTGACCGGCATCGGCGTCGCCGCGATGGGTATCGGCATCATTGCGGCAGCGAAGGGTCAGGTCGGCGCGGCGCTCCGCGCTGGCGCGCAGACGATGCTCAAGACCCTCGCTGGCGGCGACGCCGCGGCGATGAACAAGGCGATTACTCGCCTCGATGAGGTGCCGGGCACCGGCGACGACAAGGCGAGCTGACCGCCTCCTTCTGAAAGGGACTGACATGGCAGATGAACCGGCGTGGCTCGCAGCCGCGCGGGCGAAGCTCGGCACGCGTGAAGCGCCTGGCCCCGCCAACTCGCCGACGATCATGGGCTGGGCCAAGCGCGTCGGGAACAAGGCGCTCGGCATGGTCTACAACGCCGACAGCGTGCCCTGGTGCGGCCTGTTCGTCGCCACCTGCATGCACGAGGCGGGGATCAAACCGGCGCCGATCGCGGTGCGCGCGAAGGCGTGGGCGACGTGGGGGCTGGCGCTCAGCATTGACGAGCTCGCACCCGGCGCCGTGCTGGTGTTCGAGCGGCCGGGCGGTGGTCACGTCGGCTTCTACGACGGCGAGACTGCCACTGCCTATCGCGTCCTCGGCGGCAACCAGGGCGACGCAGTTTCGTGCGCGTGGATCGCCAAGGAGCGCTGCGTTGCCCGCCGCTGGCCGTCCGATCAGCCACTCGTCGGCAGCCGGGTACGGCTCGCGTCGACCGGCGCCAAGCTGTCGAGCAACGAGGCGTGATGCGCTGGGTCTTGGGCAGCGCTGGCCTGGTGCTCGTCTGCGTCGTGCTCGCGCTCGCGGTCGTCGGGATCAAATCCTGCGCTGAGCAACCGGACATCACCACGACGGTGGTCGAACCCGCACGCGAGGCCGGCATGGCCGCGGCGGCGGTCGATGGCACCGCGATCACCGCCAAAGTCATGGTGGAGGCCGCGGAGGCCGACACCGCCACTCTGGAGAACGACCGTGTCATCCGATCGACGCCGGGCGCCGCGGCGACCGTTCCTGCTGCCGTTACTGCTGCTGGCCTGCGCGCTCAGTGCATGCGGCAAGCCTACTCTCGTGACCCGCGCTGCGCTTCCGTGCTCGCAACTGGTCGCCAGCCCGCTCGCTGACGATGTTCCGGGAGCCCCTCTCCCGCCGACTGGCGCGTCTGTGGCGGACTGGGTCACCTTCGCCGACGCCCAGACCGGCCAGCTCGACAAAGCCAACGCCTACAAGCGCGCGTCGCTGGACGTGATCCGGCGCTGCGAGGCGCGCGACCGCGCCGTCGACCAGCAGCTCAAGGCGCGCTGAACCCCTCCGATCAAACACCGGCTCGACCGGACCTCAGGGAGAACACCTATGCCCTCGACCACCGCAGCCGGCTCGGCGATCGCAATCTCGACCGGTACCCCGGCCTCGTTCGACGCGGCAGGCTTCGCCGCGCTGGCTTACACCGAGATCGGCGGGATCGATAAGATCGGCGTCATCGGGCCGACGTTCGGGAAGGTGGAATTTCAGCCCCTCAAGGGGCCGAAGGACAAGCTGAAGGGTGCTCCGGATTATGGCACCCTGACCCCGTCAATGGCCTATGACGAAGCCGACGCCGGGCAGGCGGTTCTGCGCGTCGCTGCCGAGGACGAGACCCAGCGCCTCTACCCGGTGCGGGTCACTTACCCGAACGGCTCGATCCGCTACGCCCGCGCGCGTGTCTTCGCCGCGACGGAGAACGTCGATGGCGCCGAGTCCGTCCTGATGACGAATGCGTCGATCGAGATCTGCACCAAGCCTGTGAAGGTGTCGGCGAGCGGCACGCCCGCGCCCGCCTTCACGACGCCGCCGTCGATCAGCCCGAGCAGCGGCGCGGTCGGCACGACCTTCACCGCCAGCAACGGCGCGGCCAGCAACTCGACGGCCCTGACCCGCCGCTGGCTGCTCAACGGCTCGTCGATCGGCACCGGCGCGACCGTTACGCCGAATGCCGCCGGCACGCTGGTGCTGGAGGTGACCGCAACCGGCCCTGGCGGATCGACGGTCGCCAACTCGGCGTCCGTGACGGTCGGCAGCACGAGCACCAAGTTCACCCGCACCGCGGCTGCGGCGGCCACGAGCAACCCGGAGACGGCGCCGCTCGCGACCGGCGCGACGCAGGAGATGAACACCACCACCGACTCGACACTGAGCCAGAAGATCGCCGGCTCCGCGCTGCTGCCGATCATCACCGCGACGGGTGGGTCGCCTTACCTGCGCACCGCGAACAACGGCGTCTACTTCCCGAGCGGCGCTTATGCGGGGTCGAGCAGCAACGGCAATCTCGGCACCGCTGCGCCGAGCTATGCGACCGACGCGGCGTCGTGGGGCTATGAGGTCGAGATCTACACCAACGCTCCGCGGATCGAATTCGCGCAGAACGCGGGTGTGACGACGCACGGCGCTCGCGTCCAGGTCGACGGCCGCTACGTCGACAAGGCCGGCAAGTTCTACCCCTCGGGCTCGGCCTCCTTCACCGTGGTCGACTTCGCCGGCGTCAGCGCGTGGCGGCGCATCAAGCTGGAGGGTGAGTTCAACACCTGCCTGTTCAGCATCAACGTCGCTCCCGGCTTCGAGGTGCAGAAGGTCGCGGCACCGGCTGACCGGGTGCTGGTGGCGGGCTTCGGCAACAGCCTGTTGGAAGGCGTGCAATCGATGCCGACCGGCCAGACGATCGGGGCGATCATCCAGCAGGCGGGCTTCTTCAAGACCGCGGCGCGGCTGGCGGGCTGGACGGACGCGCGGCAGGCCGGCGTCGGCGGCACCGACTTCTTCCGGGTCGGCACGAATGGGCGCTTGCCGATCATGCACCAGATCCCGCGCTTCCTCGTCGTCAACCCGGACATCGCCGGGGCCGACGTAGACCTCGTGGTGTTTAGCACCGAGACGAACGACATCAGCGTGTGGCTGGGCTCCGGTGGCTGGACGGTGACCTCGCCGGACGGGAACACGACGTTCACGTCCTCCACGGCGCAGGACACCGCGACCTATCAGGCGCTGGTGGCCTATACCCTGGGCCGCATTCGCGCGACGTTCCCGAACGCCATTATCATGGTGCCGGGTGTCTGGCCGCAGAACCTGGGGATCACCTCAGGGATCATCGCCATGGAGAACGCCATCAAGGCGGCGGTCGCGCAACTCGGCGACGCCAAGGCCATCTTCGTCCCGGTGAGCACCTCGACTTCGCCGTGGCTGACGGACGCGAACAAGGCGACCTACCTCGGGCAGGACAATCTGCATCCGACCCCGCTGGGCCATGCCGAGCTGCTCGGCGGCAAGGTCAACGCCGCCTACCGCGCGATCATCGCCGGCCAGCAGCCGGCCTGATCTCCGCACCTTCCACGCTCCCGCGCCCCGCCTCACTCCGGTGAGCGCGGGGCGCTTCTCATGTGAGGCCAGCCCATGACGCTGATCGGCTTCTGCCCGACCAACGAGGTCGGTGATTTCCGGCGCGCGACCAAGTTCCTCGGGCGCCGGCCCGACCTCGTGAACCTCTTCTTCGACCAGCGGGCCGGCATGCTGCCCGGATCATGGTCGTGGCAGGTGAAGCGCAACCGCGAGTTCTATCAGGCGGGCGCGACGCGCGTGCTCTGGTCGGTGCCGTGCCCCGGCGCCGGGCAGCTCGAGGCGATCGTCGCCGGGCGCCACGACGCCATGTACGAGGCGATGGCGCAGGCCATCCTCGCGGCGGTGACCGAGTTCCGCGACGCCCGCGCGCGCATCCGCCTCTTCTGGGAGCAGAACTTCGCGTGGCAGGAGAACGCGGCGCGCGCGAAGGACGGCAGCTGGAGCCCCAGCCTCTACGTCCAGGCGTTCGAGCACGTCGCCGCCATCTTCCTGCGGGTGCTCGGCAAGGCGAGGAGCGGCGGTGACCTCGCCTACATCATCTGGTGCCCGAACGTCGGCGTCTATGACTGCGACCCGGCGAGCACGCTGCCCGGGCGCAGCTTCTTCCACTGCGTCGGGCAGGACTTCTACCTCCAAGCGCGCTACGACCGCACGGGCTTCTTCGGCTATTTTCGCGACCGCGCGTGCGGCCTCGCCTGGGGGCGGCAGCTCGCGACGTCGCTGAACCGCGATTACGCCCTACCCGAGTGGGGCATGGACGATGACCGCTTCCTCCCCGACTTCTACGCTGCGCGCGACTGGATCGGCGCGAACAACCTGCATCACCATGGCTGGTGGGACCGTACCGACGGCGGGGTCGACAGCACGATCACCGTGGGGGCGCCCAGTCGATCCAAGATCGCAGCCGCCTACCGGGAGGCCTTCGCATGATCCGCTTCGCCATCGCCGCTGCTCTCGCGCTGCTGCTCGCCGCGCCGGCCGTGCCGCAGACGATCACCGGCTGCTCGTCGGTCCCCGTCAACCGGATCGAGACGAGCACAGACCGCACGAAGCTGGCCGCAGACATCGCGTGTCTGGAGCGCGTGAAGGTGTCGGCGACCAACTCGATCGCGCGGCGCCAGTCGCGGCTGACGAAGCTCGATGCTGCGCCGGCGACGCCGAAGCCGCCAGCCGTTCCGACAGGAGCACCCGCGGCCGGCTCCGGTGACGCGGTCGAGCCTGAGCCGGATGGCGCCAGCCCCACGAAGATCCCGGCGCCGATCGCCAGCAACATCGACGTGGCGGCCTGGCTGACACCGGGCGACCGCATCCCGCCGAAGGAGCTGTATGACGTCGTCGGCTCCTTCCGCTTCATCTGCTTGCCGGGGCAGGTCGGCTCTGACGATCCCATCGTCTTCCCGGGCCAGCCGGGCAAGTCGCACCTCCACCAGTTCTTCGGCAACACCGGGGCGAACGCGCGCTCGACCTATGCCTCGCTGCGCACGACGGGCGACAGCACCTGCGGCAACCAGCTGAACCGGTCCGCCTACTGGATCCCGGCGATGCTTGATGGCCTCGGCTTCGTGAGGCGGCCGGATTACGTCTCGATCTACTATAAGCGCCGGCCCGACACCGACCCGCTCTGCAAGGTGCAGGGCATCGCCTGCGTCGCGCTCCCGCGCGGTCTGCGCTTCATCTTCGGCTACGACATGGTCTCGGGCAAGCAGAAGACCGGGGCCGGCTATTTCAACTGCTCCGACGACTCGGGCATGTGGAGCACGGGGCACCATGCGGACATCGCCTCGATCGCGATGAAGTGCGGACCGGGGCCGAACGGCGAGCGCCGCCGGCTCGGCGCGATCATCACCGCGCCCGACTGCTGGGACGGCAAGCGGCTCGACAGCCCCAACCATCGCGACCATGTCGCCTATGCCTCCTATGGCATGGACGGGGTACTGCGCTGCCCGGCGGCGAACCCCTATATCATCCCCACCTTCACCCTCGGCGCCTGGTACGACGTCGGGACGATCGCCGCAGGCCAGCCGGGCTCGGTCGCGACGTGGAGCCTGTCCAGCGACGACATGACGATGGACGGGAAGGTAGTGCGCATGACCGCGGGCAGCACGCTGCACGCCGACTGGGACGGTGCGTGGGACGACACCGTCATGGCGGCGTGGACCGACAACTGCATCAACAAGCTGCTCAACTGCAACGGCGGCGAGCTGGGTAACGGCATGGTGCTCAAGCCGCAGTTCGCGGCGGCCGACATGGGGCCGAAGCTGATGCCTATCCCTGCGCGCGGGCAGATGATCCCGGCGCGCCCCTGATGGGTGACCCGCGGCGCACACGGTAGGGTGCAGAGCCGGCGCCGCGGGTCGACGCCCGCCCCGCAGTCGCGCGCTGGTGCGTCAAGCTGAGGTTGCCTTGATGCCACGGAGATCCGTGGTGAAAGGCGACCCGGCAGCATCAGCCTGCAGGGCCGAGTTACATAGCCTCGGGGCCGAGGATCTGCGGGTCGCAGCGTCCCGTACGGACGTAAAATGTGTAAATTCAAATCTCTGCTTTGCAAGGAATTTGGCGGGGCAGGCGCGTTAAGATCGTTTCGCAGCGATTACAGGAGCCGCCAGTTTGCGCCGACTTATTTCCGCCGCGAGGAAGGCAATACCTGCTTCGTCGCAAGACAGCTGTGCGCCGCTAAACGCTTTTAGTAGCTCGTCATCAGCCTCAGGAACCAAGGCGTACCTGCCACCATCTACCTGCACGAGCTTGTAGACGAAGAGCCGACCTCCTGCACGTCCGCCCTCTTGAATAACGTGCCTAGAGCTTCCGTTCTCGAGCCGCACGATCGACCCGTTTTCAGGGCCGCCGACCGCTTTGAAGTGCCGCGGTTGCTTCCATCCCGGTTTCAATCTTGGAGCCACATCCCTCAATCTCAATGAGTGCGATCGGACCCGACCGTAAGGTTGACGTCAAACATTGTGGCTGCGCCCGTCGTCTCGTTCCGTACTTCGCAGGTAGCAACTCGGGTGAACAGCTTGGTGGGCTTGCTGAGCATGATGTTCACCGCCGAGCGAACGGCAGAGTAGCGCGCGGCGCTGTAGCTGGCGTGCCGCTCCAGGCCCTCGCTGACATCCTCATTGTCAGCCACCGTGATACGAAAAACCGTCACGGAGCCGTTAAACATCAATTGCTCAGGGCTAGCAATCGCTCGACATTGAACTTGGTCCCAAACGGGTGCGATTGGCCCGACTACTCGCTGGTGTCTCCACGGGTACCTGATGCCTCTTGGCCTCGGCTTATGCCACTCCCCTTGGCCTCGAAAACCTCCAAACGCCTTTTCGCTGTCCGGTAGGCGGTCAGCTTCGCTTCTGTCGCCTCGCTCCTGATGTGAACGTCGTCTACGAAGAGGGTGGGCTCAAGGGCGTCCATCACGGCACGCTCGGCGGCAGCTAGCATCAGCCAATCGGGCTCGTTCACTTCCCTCTCACGCGTTGAAGCGCTTTCCGCTCGCCGGAGACTCGAAGCCGCTGATTGCGAGGGCGGCTAAGCTGAGGCCGCTCTCATCCGTCAGTTCGATCTCGAGATGACCGTCCGTCCAAAACGATCCATCAACGGTCGCCAGCGCTCGGCTGGCTTCCTCAACGGCTTGCGCCTTCGCAGCCTTCAAATCGGGGAGATCGACAACCTTGTTGCCAATCTCCCCATTGTCGTCGCGGACGGTGAAGCGAAATCGTGGCATGTCGTCGTAATGCGGCTCAGCTCAATTCGATGCCGCGTTTCACTCACGTTACGGCGAATACCGCCGCTAACCAAACCTACATCAGTCAATAATAGAAGCCCAAGCGTCGGAGCTGAACTCCCGACGGGCTGCGCCAGTCGCCCGCACGACCGGCTGGCGCAGCCCTCACTCGGTTGGCGAACGCTCCAGAAAGCCGATCGCGGTTCGTGCAAGCTCGCGAAAGCGGATGTGCCAAAGATCACCCGCATCGGCCCAGCGGCGCGCCCACTGGGTGTCGTCTTGCCGGCTCTCCCACAGCTCCTCAGCGAGCAGCTCCACCAAGCCGTCGGGATCGGTCGAGCTGCATAGCGTGCAGGCGGCCGAGTTGTGGCCGACGCTCGGCGCATGGCCGACTCGGTCGAGGTTCTCGCGGGCACTCATCGCCCCGAGATGACGCAAGCCGACGAGCGATGCCAGTCTTTTTGTTCTCGCTACGTTCCGGCATTATCGCGACATGGTCGGGCCACCCAAGACGTTACAGGATCTACGCCGAGTCGAAGGCGCAGTGCGCGTGACATGCCGCGCGTGCAAGGCGGTGAAGCAATATGACCTCGAGGAGCTGATCCTCGATCGCCGCTTCCGCCGGCTGTCGATGGAGTGGGAAGCCGTGCGGCATGGTCTGCCGTGCCGTAAGTGCGAAGCGACCGACACGCGCGTCGACGGCGTGCCATTCGGCCGGACAGATCCGGAGGTTCGCGCGATCCGATCACGTGCGCTGCTGATGAACTTGGCGCTCGCGGTGCTCGACGATGCCAGTCGACGCGCGCGTGACGAGGACGTCTGTGTGCCCGCGACCCGCCTCGCCCTGCGCGTGCTGCGGCCCTATCTACCCGACCGCGAGCTGCTGGTGACCTTCTGGACCGCGGCGGAGACCGGCCGCGGGAAGCCGCACGGGCCGGCGCTCCAGGCGATGCGGTGGATCGTCACCAAGCTGGTCGACGCTGGCCACCCGGTGTGGGCGGAGTTTCGATGAGGTAAGCTGATCGCTGCGGGTGGCAACCCTCACAATCAACTTGAGGCGGATCCTGGCGGTGCAGTATCGCCCGGCGCTGTCGCCTCCTCCTTGATTACATAACCAGCCTTTGTGACCACGCCGCGCAGCTCTGTTTGCATAGGAATTAGTTTTATCATACGATTAAATAGATGAAACTCGTCCTCGGCATAGAAATACACGCCTACATAAATTGTCTTAACATCGTCTTCTGCTCGCGTGAACATGCCCTTGCTGCTGACGCCCAGCCACTTCAATTCGAAGTTCTTTGGCTTGGACCTGAGCTCATTTAAGTAGTATTCGTCGTAATGGGCTAAAGCATTGCGAATACCGCGATCCCTAAGATTTGGAAGGTCTTCATTGCCCAATGCCGCCTTGACCTTTCGCACTCGCTCAAGGCGAGCATCTTTGTTGGCTTTGCTTTCCGTTGGACCTCTACTGCCCTCGTCAAATAGGCAGCCGTATGCTCTGGCTTGCATATTGCAGATTGTTTGCAGGGCATCTCTAATTACGTTCTCACCGTGCATGCCAAACTTATGCCCTTTCAGATCGGGCTTGTGGGCGAGAACTTCGTTAATCGCGGTGTCTAGCTCAACGAGCGCGTCGAACCCGTCCTCGACGATCCTGCTTTGATCTATAGGTTGATGGAGCATTTTCATCAGATATCCAGCCCGCGCCGCTCAACCTCGGCCGCCAGCGCATCGATCGCCGGGTCGCCCGAATTATCTCTGAAGCCAGGTAGCGGCGGATTGCGCTCGACTCGACTGTTCTCGGCGCTCGCTTGCTGTTCACGCTTGTCGGCGGCTATCCGAGCCTCAAGCAGAGCCTTGTTAGATTTCTCCATCGCTGATGATTTTTGCTGCGCGTTGGGCGTGAGCGGGGGCGAGTCGTCGGGCATGGGGCGAGGCTAGCGCGTTTGGCGCATCTGCATAGAGCTCGACGCGCTATTAGCTCAACGTGCCGCTTCGATCTGGCATGCAGCATCAGGCGATGAGACCTTGTGGGACATGGCAACCGGAGTCGGACCGCCATGACCAAAGCTGAGACTGCTGCGAGGCTCGCAGAACGACGGCGACTGTACGACAGCGGCTTATTAGATAGCGAAATATGCGCAGTCGAAGGTAAGCCACAGTCGACGATCCGGAGCTGGCGTGCGCGAGGCGGGCTGCCGACCCATCTCCCTGTCGGCCGAAATAGGCGAGCAATTAGCAGAACGCCACCTACGCCTGATATGAAGCGGCGGTGCTTAGCTTTGCTCGAGCGAGGCGTAAACGGTGCCCTAATCGCTCGTGAGATGGGTCTCGCGACATCAACAGTCGATCTGTGGCGTAACATTATGTTGGCTGAGCGTCCGAGTCTCTGCCTGCCGAAGTACAAACGCCGCCCTACCCGCCGGCACGGTAACGGCAATGCGTTTTCAAAGCTGCGCTCCGATCGGCGTCAGGCGGCCTTTCTGCTTTACGCCGACGGATCCGACGACGGCGAAATCGCACGCGCGATTGGCATAAGTAAAGAGCAGGTGTGGAAATGGCGACAGGCGCTCTACTTGCCTGCCGTACGTCCTAGAGGTGGCGTAAGTCGCGGCCTCACGCTGAAGCGCGCCAAGAAGCCCCCTGGTCCGGCCATCTCGCCGCTTACCAACCCGACCCACGCCAGGATCATGAGCGCGATCGGGCGCGCGTTGCCGCCGGACCTCACCGATGATGCAGCCTCAGACATGTGGCTGGCTATGCTCGAGGGGCGATTGTCAGTGGAGCAGATCGAAGCGCAGGCACGTCGTTTCCGCGGGCGGGTTATCGCCGATTACGCCAGCCGATACGGGCCGACCTCGATGGATGAGGATCTCACTGGTGACGGCTTCCGGCTGCTCGACGTGCTCCGCGACGATCGCTCATCGGATTGGTTGGAGCGTAGCGGCGCCACTGTCTGGTAG